CGATGCCGACGTGGACGGCTCGCATATTCAAGTTTTGCTGTTGACCCTGTTCTACCGCCACTTCCCGAAACTGGTCGACGACGGACACATCTACGTCGCCCAGCCGCCGCTGTTCCGCGTCGATGTCAACGCACAAGGCAAAAGCAAACCCGCCCGCAAATTCTACGCCCTCGACCAAAACGAACTCGACAGCATTTTGGAGCGGCTGCAAAAAGAAGGCGTCAAAGAAACCGCCTATTCCATCAGCCGTTTCAAAGGCTTAGGCGAGATGAATCCCGACCAGCTCAAAGACACCACCATGCACCCTGACACCCGCCGCCTGTTGCAGGTACAAATCCCCGAAGGCGCGGATGACGAAACACGCGGCATCTTCGTCAAACTGATGGGTAAAGGCGAAGCCGCCGCCCGCCGCGCATGGATGGAACGCGAAGGCGATACGGCGGAATTGGATATTTAATCCATTGTTTTAATAGGCTAAAGGCCGTCTGAAACTTTAAAAGTTTCAGACGGCCTTTTTTAAAATCATCAGAATTTAAGGTTAAACAGTATTTCAATACCCCGTTACTTACCTGTTTCTATTTTTGCAGCTTAAATTGTATCTTTAAGACAAATAAAAAAGCACTGACATAATCAGTACTTTTTAAATAATGGCGCGGCGGACGGGGCTCGAACCCGCGACCCCCGGCGTGACAGGCCGGTACTCTAACCAACTGAGCTACCACCGCGCATCCATTGTCAGGGACAATGAAAAGGAAAGTGGTGGGTGATGACGGAGTCGAACCGCCGACATTCTGCTTGTAAGGCAGACGCTCTACCAACTGAGCTAATCACCCGATAAGCCGACATTAAATCAAAAAATCAGACCACGCGCAAGGTTTTTATTTAAATAAAAATATATCCCATTGAAAGAATATAGAATATTTTATTTAGCCACAAAAATTACCGTTATGCCTATCCATCAATCAAAAATCAAATGTCCCAATTTATCCGCTTTAGTATGCAGATAACGCTCATTTTCCACATTTTCGCCGACATGTAATGCAATCCGTTCGACCACATTGATGCCGGAATCTTTCAACGTTTGGATTTTTTCAGGATTATTGGTCAACAACCTGACTTCACGAATATGCAGATAATCATAAATCTGCTTGGCTAAAGTGAAGTCGCGCGCATCAACAGGAAGGCCGAGTGCAACATTGGCCTCGACCGTATCCAAGCCCTGATCTTGCAGACGATAAGCACGGATTTTGTTTATCAAACCAATGCCCCTACCTTCTTGGCGCAAATATACGATAACGCCACGCCCTTCTTTTTGAACGGCCTGCATCGCTGCTTGAAGTTGAGGGCCGCAATCACATTTCACCGAAAATAAAGCATCGCCGGTCAAACACTCTGAATGGATACGCGACAACACAGGCAGGCCGTCTGAAACATCGCCCATCGTCAATGCGACATGTTCCTGACCGCTCTCTTCTTCAAAGCCGTGCATGGTAAATTCGCCCCATTCCGTAGGCAAACGGCATGACGCGACAAACTTCAACGCGTTACTCATTTTCCGCTTCCTCGTTTTCAGCCACGCCCAACAGATTTTTCAAAGAATCCGACAGAGCCAAGGCAAGGGCAATCCAAGCCACCAATACTTCGTCAGGCGCGCCGTCTTTGACATCAAACTCGGCATGCACCACACCCAAAACCGCACCGCTGGGCATACAGACAGGAACTGAAATCTGGCTCAAGCCGAGATGATTGCGTTCGCCCGACAATTCACCAATTTCCTGCCAATACGCCACATTCTGACAGACATTCATCCAACCGCTTTGCGCCGTACGCACAGCCAAAAAAGCCTGTCCGGCCTGCTCGTCGATTGGAATCACATTTTCCAACGGCACGCCCCAACGGCTCAGTCGAACCAGCGACAACGCGCCATCTTTCGGAAACGCGGTATAAACCGCAGCACTTTTCAAATGCTCAGTGCGCTCGGCAACCGAATCCAAAGCCATAAAAATCTGTTTCAGCAACAATTCATGTTCGGCATCAACATAATCCGCCAACTGCCAACCGTCTTCAGACGGCCACAAAATCGAACGCTCAACCGAAGCATTGCCCATTTTAATCACAGCCTGGGCAGTCAAATAAGCAACATGTATCTCATCCGCAGGCAACTTCAAACCTTGCGTCTGCAAAAAATCTTTAATCAATAAAGCAGGCATCTGCCCTTCCTCACCAATAGTAAAGTTGAGGCCGTCTGAAAACAAACCCTGCTTTCAGACGGCCAGAATAAACCATTATATAAGGGATAAACCGAAAAATTCAAGCAAACAAGACTTTGCGCCCCCATTAATCTTGTGTATAATCCACGATTCAAATTAGTGCGGACGTGGCGAAATTGGTAGACGCACCAGATTTAGGTTCTGGCGCCGCGAGGTGTGAGAGTTCGAGTCTCTCCGTCCGCACCATTAACAATAAATAAATCAATCACTTAAGAAACTTTGGGACAGTTTAGGGACAAAAAACACAGGCCATCAGCAAATGGAAGTGGCCAACCAGGCAGCGGAGGCGATGCAGAAAGTCAGCCAGGCCGCAGGTAATGCGGATGTGACGGATGCATTCAGCGGCTATGCTTAGGCGGAGTAGGAATAAAGGGCGGCTTAGGCTGCCTTTTTTTGTTGGGATTGGGGTATGATGGCGGAGTGTTGGATTATGTAAAGGAGATAAATTAATGAGCAAACGTATCCCTACGCCACTGAATGTGTTTCTAGCAATTACGGTTATCCATGCTTTAATCGCCATTGTCTATACCGTTATCGGCATCGCTCAACTGACAACCGGTGGGACAGAGTGGTTCATAGCGTTATTTCTGTCGCTGTTGTCGATTGTTGCCTCTGCTGTGCCGGTGTGGCTGCTCGGGTATCGCTTTAAGCGTTCGTCGGTGCTGGCAACAATCCTCTTACTGGGGATAATTGCCGGTGTCGGTGGCTTGACCGGCAATGCGTTTAATATCACATGGGGGATTGGATGGGCGCTATACTTGATGCTGTCTAAGGAAGTGAAACGGGTTTATTCGGATTGAGGATGGAATGATGAAAAAACTATTGATTTCATTATTATTTTGTTTAGTCGGAACCGTTGCTTATGCGGATGAGTTTGATGATGCTGTTATGAGGGTTGAATCAGTAAAGGGCAGGTTTGGCCGGTGGCAATATCTTATGATGGTTTCACAAAATGGTGTCGCAAAATATTTCTTCATTGATACAGAAACTGTAGTGCCACAACAAAGCGCTTGGGTAAAAGTGGCTTATGATAAAGAGGTAACCGAAAGTCTCGGCTCTAGGCGCCGCACTTTTGATGAAGTAAAAATACAATTTTCCATCATTTGCCAAACTAGACAATACGGTATAAAAGATTTAATCGCTAATCATAGTCGATATGGGTTAGTTTATTCATTGCACCATGCACCATATCAAATCCAATATACCCCCATCTCGCCAGAATCTATGGTAGAAAAAGTTTATCTGAGTGTATGTAATTAAGATAAATTCGTGAAGACACCCCCTTGCATTCGCAGGGGGTTTGTTTTATATTCCACTTACGAGGCGTCGAAAACCTCTTCCTACACGGCATTCACCCCGTCAGCGTGAATTTTTTACGTCCATAGTTTCCTTGGTGTTTTGCTTCGATAAAGGTTTCCTATGGCCGCGAGGGTTGTGAATACAATACCTGCTTCGGCAGGGAATAAGCACGGCTCTTGTAGGGAGTTTTCGAACCTCGCGGCCGCCTATTTCGGGCAACTTCGAAAACAACCTACAGGAAACTATCATGAACACTAATTTCTCTTTGTCTTTTCACAACGTCGATTTTGATATTACCGACATCCACGGCCAGCCTTGGTTAAGGAGCTTCCAGATTGGAAGTGCCTTAGGTTATAAAAATCCATCATCAGATATGGCAAAACTTTATGACCGTAACGCCGACGAATTTACCGACAGCATGACCCAAGTCATCGAACTGCCCACAGCAGGCGGCAAACAGCAGGTGCGTGTATTCAGCCTGCGCGGCTGCCACCTGCTCGGCATGTTGGCACGAACCAAAGTGGCCAAAGAGTTCCGCCGTTGGGTGCTGGATGTATTGGAAGAAACTTTACTTAACGGCAAAATTTCAGACGGCATCAAGCCCGCCAAAACCACCGCCGACGACCGCACCGGATTGCGCCAAGCCGTTGCCGCGCTTGTCGGACGCAAAGGCATAGACTACAGCACCGCCTACGGCATGGTGCACCAACGCTTCAACGTCGGTGCGATTGAAGACATCCCCGCCGCACAACTGCCCGAAGCCGTCGCCTACGTCCACGCGCTGACGCTGCATACGGGATTGGTCGGCGAAGTGTTGGACGCACTGCCCAAAGCCGAGCCGAAACTGCCCATCGACGGCAACTCTTTAGCCGACATTGCCGCTATGGTTTATTACGGCACATGGATGATTGAATTGGGCAAAGACATCTCCACGCCGCTGAGGCAGCTTGGCTGCAAACAGGCGGTTACGATGTGGACGGTTTGGCACGAAACCCGTTCACGCCTGAAAAGAACCGTCGCAGCCCTCGAAGTGTTCCGGAAATATGCGGACAAAGACACCTCCGACCGCATAGCCGTATGTCTTGAAGGCATTTACAGCAAGGCCACACCATTATTATTAGATAAATCATATAGTTATCATATACAGGGATAGCGACGGGACAATCTGCTAAAACCTACCCTAACAACAATCTCCCCATACAAGTTATTTCCATCAACGCAAGCCGCCTAGTCATTAGGCGGCTTTCTGCTATTTTAATAACCAATCAAATACACTAAGTCTGCATATAATTACCACCCAAAGAAATACAATCCCATTATTCATTAATGGGATTTTTTTATGATTGAAATAGTGCCGGTAAAAATATCCGAACATTTCGACGAAACGCGCAAACTGTCGGCGTTACATTGGCGTGAGACAGAATCGGAATTTTCCGACAGACCGCCTGAACTAGACATCCAAACCTATCAAACACTGGAGGCGCAGAACCTGATTATAGCTTTTGCCGCCGTGTCAGACGGCGAGATTGTCGGATATGTTTCAGGCTTCCTATCTCGCCATCCGCATTACGACCAATTAATCGCACAACATGACCTGCTTTTCATTCATCCTGCACATCGGTCAGGGCGATCAGGTTTGAAACTGATGCGTGAATTTGAGTTGGCAGCAAAGGCGGCGGGCGCAAAAAAAGTCCTGTATCACGCAAAGCCGAACAGTAATTTTGCGAAATTACTGGAGCGGCTCCAATTTCATCAAGAAGAAATCATATTTCAGAAAGGTTTGTAATATGCCAGCAGCTATACCAATCGCCACGCTCATTGTCAGCGCAGTAGGCGTCGGCGCCTCGATTTATCAGGGCAACAAACAAGACGCGGCAAACCGCAATTCAGCCAACCAAGCAAAAGAAAATGCCAAGAAAGCCCAAGCTCAGGCCGATATTGACACCAACCGCGCCAATCAAAAACAAACTGACGCGCAGTCTGTTTTGAGTAAGCAACAGCAAGATGCAGCAGGCACAGGCTCAACCATGCTCACAGGAGTGGGCGGCATTGACCCGAACAGCTTGAAACTTGGTAAGCAAACTTTACTGGGTGCTTAAAAATGGAAGACAAACGCAGAAATATTTACCGCCGATGGGAATCTTTAAAGACAGAGCGTTCGTCATGGATGAGCCATTGGCGGGAAATCTCAGAAAACATTTTGCCAAGAAATGGGCGATTCCTTGATGGCGATTCCAATAGCGGCGGGAAGAAACACAACAAGATTTACGACAACACCCCAATCCGCGCACTGGATATTTTATCCGCCGGGCTGATGGGCGGCCTCACGTCGCCGTCCCGACCGTGGTTCAAGTTAGCCATGCACGATGACGAAATGAATCAATATCACGAGGTCAAAGAGTGGCTGGGGAAGGTCGAAAACATGATGCTGTCTGTATTCCAGCGTAGCAATATATACGGTTCTCTTCACTCCATGTATCAGGAGTTGGCGGCATTTGGTACGGCAGCCTGCATTATCTTACCGGACTACCAAGACATAATCAGATGCTACCCGCTGACAATCGGCGAATATGCGGTTGCGACAAACTGGCGCGGTGAAGTTGATACGATTTACCGAGAGTTTGAAAAAAGCGTTGGCGAAACGGTTGAAGAATTTGGCATTGAAAACGTCAGCGAATCAACCCGCAATATGTATGAAAACAAGAAGTACGACCAAAAAGTCAAAATCATACACGCAATCGAACCGCGCCGAGAGCGAGACCCAAGCAGGCAGGACTCGAAGAATATGCCTTACAAGTCGGTATATCTCGAAGTTGGAGCAGAGGATGGAAAAGTTCTTCGTGAATCCGGCTTCCTGAAATTCCCCGCAGTCTGCCCGCGATGGGATATTAGCGACAACAACGTCTATGGCAACAGTCCGGCTATGACCGCATTGGGCGATGTCAAGCAATTGCAATTCAATCAGCGTATGAAATTGCGCGGGATTGATTATGCAGTCAACCCACCAATCATTGCGCCGACGAGTATGAAAGGGCAGTCGGCTGGGTTCTTACCGGGCGGAATCCTGTACCACAACGGCGATGAACAGGGTGAATCAATACGGTCAGCATTTAATGTCAACTTGGATTTAAACCCGCTGCTTGCCGATATCAACGACGTTCGGCAACGGATTCAATCGGCTTTCTATGCCGACCTGTTTTTGATGGTATCCCAGCAATCCCAAAATATGACTGCCACAGAGGTTGCGGAACGCCATGAAGAAAAGATGTTGATGTTAGGTCCTGTGCTGGAACGCCTGCAAAACGAACTTATCGACCCACTTATCGAAATCACTTTTGACGCAATGGTTAATGCCGGCGTTTTACCGCCACCACCTGACGCCATTGCCGACCAAGATATAAACGTCGTTCTCGTTTCTATTTTGGCGCAGGCGCAACGAGCAATCGGCGTGAACAGCATAGACCGCTTTGTCGGCGCGATTGCTTCCGTAGCGCAAATTAAGCCCGATGTTTTAGACAATCTGAATGGAGACAAGTGGGCTGAGATATACGCAGATTCGCTTGGTATTGACCCGCGCATACTGACAAATCCTGATGATGTGGTTGCGATTCGTGAACAGCGTGCGCAGCAGCAGGCAGAAGCCAGTCAGTTACAACAAGCGGAACAGGGGGCAAACATCGCGCAAGCATTAGCGAAGGCGCAAGGATTATCAGAATAAGCCCTGCATATAATCGGGAGTGGAATATATAAAATGAATCACGTTGATTTTGATGAACTGGAAGCCAAGAAAAAAAATGACGAGTTGCTACTCAAGCAACAAAGTGAAGATTTTGAATGGCTGATGTCAGATAAGCGCGGGCGACGTATCGTCAGAAACCTGCTTGAAGATGCTGGCGTGTGGCGGTCAACGTTTAGCGAAACGCCCACCATCGCAGCATTTAAGGAGGGGCGACGTAATCTAGGGTTGCGCTTACTAACTCTTATTGAGCAGACAAAAAATTTCCATTTAATTTTAACCAAGGAAAGTGAAGATGAGCATTGAAGAAAATCAAGGCGAAGTAAACAACGAAACACCGGGCGCGGAGCCACAAAACCAGCCTGAAGAAACTTTACTGGGCGCCGCTGGCAATCAAGGCGACACCCCGCCGCCCGAAAACAACGAGGGCGATCAGGGTAAACAAGAAGCAACCCCAGAATCTGAAGTTCCCGAAAAGTACGACTTCAAAGCCCCCGAAGGCATGGAGTACGACCAAGAAACCATCGATATTTACGCCGAAGCTGCCAAAGAGGCGGGATTGTCTCAAGAAAAGGCTGACATCATCTTGGGCAAAATTGCCCCGCATTTGGCGAAACAACAAATCAAAGCCGTTGAAAAAGCAAGTGCCGAATGGGTCGCAGCCTCTCGCGCAGATGCTGAATTTGGCGGCGACAAACTGAATGAAAACATGGCGGTTGCTGCAAAGGCAATGGAAAAGTTCGCCACCCCTGAACTGAAAACATTGTTGAACGAAAGCCGACTTGGAAACAATCCCGAAGTTATCCGCCTGTTCTACCGTGTCGGCAAAGCCATCTCCGAAGATGGTTTCGTATCGGCAACAGGTGCGCCGCAAACCAGCGACGCCCGCGCACTTTTCCCAAACACCAAAAATCTTAATCCATAAGAAAGGAAGTTAAAACATGCCAACCTTAAACTCACGCCATCCTACACTCGCAGACGTTACCGCCCGCTTGGGTCAAGACGGCAAAATCATTCACAACATCGTCGAGATTCTCTCCGAGAAGCATGATGAACTGGAAGATATGGTCGTCGTAGAAGCCAACGGCGTTACCGAACATACAACTACCGTTCGCGGCGGCTTGCCCGATACCGCATGGCGTCGTCTGTACAAAGGTATTCCGAACAGCAAATCAACCGTCGTTTCTGTGAAAGATTCGATGGGCGAACTGGGCGCGCGCGCTTTGGTCGATGAAAAATTGCTCAATCTGAATAACAACTCCGCCCAGTGGCTGATGTCCGAAGAAGCCCCGTTCATCGAATCAATGGGTCAGAAAATGGCTGATACATTGTGGTATGAAGACGGCAACATCAATCCTGAACGTTTCATGGGTTTCGCGCCGCGCTTCTCAAACAAGTCTGCCGAAAATGGCCGCAACATCATCGACGCCGGCGGCGTGGGTGCTGACAATGCCTCTATTTGGCTGGTTGTATGGGGTGTTGATACCGTCCATTGCATTTACCCGAAAGGCTCAAAAGCAGGCTTGCAAAAGAAAGACATGGGTATCGTTACCGTCAATGACGACGAGGGCAACCGCTACGAAGCCCACGAAAGCAAATACGTTTGGGAAAACGGCTTGTGCGTCCGCGACTGGCGTTACGTTGTCCGCATTGCGAACATCGACGTGAATAAACTGGATAAGACACTGAAAACCGGTCCTAACCTGCCTGAATTGATGGTTGATGCTTTGGAACTTGTTCCGAATCTGAAAGGTCGTCCGGCGTTCTACATGAACCGCGATTTGCGCCGTGTGTTGCGCGCTCAAATTGCGGCAAGCGCAAACCACACCATTACCCAGCGCGAAGTTGGCGGAAAGTTGGTAACTCATTTCGGCGACGGCGAGGGCGTGCCGGTTCGCGTTACCGATTCACTGTTGTCAACCGAAGCTCGCGTGAAATAAGGAGCGACAAATGATTATTGATTCTTTACTGGAACTGTCCATCAAACAAGCCGTAACCACGTCTACCGCCTCGACCAACGTTGTTGATTTTGGTTTGAAAAATCCGAATCTTGGCAATGGGCCATCTCCGTTGTACGCCGTATTTACTGTCAACGAAGCATTTACAGGCGGTTCGATGATTATCGCCCTGCAAGATTCTGAAAACAACACGAGCTTCACGAACATCATTACCAGCGTAACCATTGCGACAACCGACCTGAAAGCGGGCGCGCAATACGTCATGCCTTTACCGGCAAAACACCGCCGATATATCCGTGCCTATTACGTCGTCACAGGTTCAATGACAGCAGGCAAAATCAATGCGGCAATCGTCAGCGGCTTTC